CCGATTTCGTCAGCGTCAGCGGCGATGCTCCTCGCTTCGAATTGAGCGATCAGGCAACGTTGCACATGGAAGACACGGCGCCGACCGACATCTCGACCACCGGCACTCCGCCAGTTGCGGCGTTCCCGGTCAAGTCGATGTGGCAGACTGACAGCATCGCGCTGCGGCTGATTATGCCGGTGAACTGGACGATCCGTCGTCCGGGAACCGTCGCGTGGGTGGCGGGCGTTACTTGGTAGGTAACTGAGGGGCACGGTTGTCGTTGCCGTGCTTCCGTGCCCTTCAATTTCTCTTGAACAGGAGTAAAGACGATGGCAGATGTTGATCATGCTGCGCAAGCAAAAGCTGCGCAGGAAGCTGACAAGAAGCGACAGGATGAGGCGCGTAAGAAAGTCAAGGAAGATCGCGATGCCCGTGAAAAGGCATCCAAAGAGTCTTCAGCAAACGTGAAACCAACTCCGACGCAGGAGGAATGTGATCTTGCGGCGAGTGGCGTTCATGTTATTGAGCATGAAGCCGATGGCAGCGAAGAACAGAATGTCGGCGGTGTACAATCCAAGGACTCCAAGCCTGTAGCAGCCCCAAAGGGCGGCTATCAGACAAGAGCTAATCCGACCAGCTGATACCCAAGGGTGTTCCCCAACTTCCCTTCCCGATAGTTGGTTGGGTCGGACATGGCCGGATGGGGCGGCGAACTTGACCTTATTGCAAACCCTGTTCGTCGTCCTGTTCGGCCATGTTTTTAATAGGAAAGCCAGATGGCTCTCAGACAATTGGTAGCACGCGTCGGTCGCTCGATTGTAAAGGCGGCTGAAGGTCAGTCGCGTCCCGGTCCGTGGCTGCTGCCGGTCAGTGGCGGCTGGTTGCCGGCCAATGTTGGTTCGTCAATCAATTGGTGGCAGAACGGTCATGATATCGAGCGCATGGCGCCCTCTGCCATGGTGGAGGCGTGCATCGCGGCCTACAGTCAGACCAGCGCAATGTGCCCCGGCGATCACTGGCTGACGGAAGAGGACGAAGGCGGGCGTGAGCGCGTCGATACGTCCGATCTGGCGCGCATCCTGCGCAATCCCAATTCATATCAGTCGATTTCGGATTTCATGCTCAATGCCGTGCGTAGTCTCTACGCGGACGGCAATACCTACGCACTGGCATTGCGCAACAATCGTTATGAAGTGGACTCGCTGCACCTGATGGACCCGCAGCAGAGCCGGCCTTACATAGCGGAGGATGGTTCGGTATTCTTCGAACTGGGTGGCAATCCGGTGATTGACAAGGCCATTCCGGACATGGACTTGGTGCCGGCGCGCGACGTGCTGCACATCAAGATGAACCAAGAGAAATATGGTCTGCGCGGACTGTCGCCGTTGCTGGCGATTATGCGCGACATGACGTTGACGGACGCGATCGCCAGTCAACAGATCAATTTTTATCTAAATCAGGCTCGCCCCAGTCATATCTTGACTACTGATTTGCGGCTTGACAAGGATCAGGTCGAAGTGCTGCGTCAGAAGTGGGACGAGCAGTCGCGCGGGGTCGGGATCGGCGGCACGCCGATCTTGTCATCGGGCCTCAAGCCGGTTCAGATTTCGACTAATTCGATCGACTCGCAGCTGGCTGACACGATGAAGATGACGGACCAGCGCATTGCATTGGCCTATCGCATCCCGTTGCAAATGTTCGGACTCGGTGGCGGACAAGTGGGATCGACCGAGGCCTTGATGCAGATGTGGATCGCGACCGGTCTTGGTTTCTGTCTCAATCATGTCGAGGAAGCGATTGGGACATTCTTTAAGCTCGATGGCGTACCGTATGAGTATCTGGAATTTGATACTAGTGTCCTGCTGCGATCGGCGTTCAAGGATAGAGTTGATGCCTATGTCCGGTCGGTGCAGGGAGCAATTCATTCACCCAACGAGGCACGTGCTGCATTCGATATGGAACCAGTCGATTTTGGTGACGAGCCGCGCGTACAGCAGCAGGTCGTTCCATTGAGTGCAGCGGGAAAAATCCCAGCGACTCCAGCACCGGGAGCGCCACCGGCCCAACCGGGAGCGGCAGGACCGCCGGGAGCTTCTCCTCCAGACGTCCCTGCCCCGCCCGATGAACCGAAGGGCATTACCGATGCTGAACGAACCAAGCTCGTCTCGATCTTCAGAACCTCGCATGCCAGACAGCTCGCCGTTTGAGTTGCTAGCTGAGGAATTAGGTGCGGTTGCCGGGAGAATTGAGCAGGGAGCAGCTCTTCGAATTTCCATGCTCATTTCCGATGTCGAGCGACGGTTTGCAGAGCGTGAGTTGCAAATCGAGCGCTTGCAGAAGTCGATGGAGAGGCTGATCAATGCAAACGTCGATGAATGGGATAGGGCAATTCATGAGCGTATCGCGGCGCTTAAGGACGGCAAAGACGGAGTCGACGGAAGAGAAGGACCACAGGGCGCGCAAGGTCCTGCAGGCGAGCGTGGCGAAATCGGGCTGCAAGGCCTGCAAGGAGATAAGGGCGATCGCGGCGAACGTGGCGAGATGGGTGAGAGAGGTGACAAGGGCGAAATAGGAGAGCGCGGTGAACTGGGACCGCAGGGACCACCGGGTGAAAAAGGAGAGCAAGGTGAAAAAGGCGAAAAAGGTGAGCAAGGTGAGTCGATTAAAGGCGAGAAGGGCGAACAAGGTGAAAAGGGCGAAGTCGGCTCGCAGGGCGAAAGAGGCGAAGTCGGCGCCCAAGGTGAGCGAGGCCCTGCCGGAATTGTAGGGCCGCAAGGCCTCAAAGGTGAACGTGGAGAACGCGGCGCCGATGGCGCACCCGGTAAGCTGCCAAAGGTCAAGCAGTGGATTGCAGGCGTTCATTATGAGGGCGATGTTTGCGCTCATAAGGGTGGTCTGTTTCAGGCTGTTAGAGACACCGCCCATGAGCCTGCGTCGGAAAGCGCTCATTGGGTTTGTCTTGCGTCCGCTGGCAGCGACGGCAAGGATGGTCGTGATGGTGAAAACGGACGGTCGCTGACAATCAGGGATACGTTTGATCCAAAGGCCAAATATAAAGCGCTCGACGTAGTGACGCTCGACAGCAAATGGTTTGTTGCCAAGCGTGACGATCCGGGTGAGTGTCCCGGTCCCGGCTGGAAGGCCGGTCCCGGTCTTGGCAAGACTGGTCGGCCCGGTGAGCGCGGCGCCCAAGGTGAACGCGGGCCGAAGGGCGACAAGGGTGAAGTGCTGGAAATTATTACGTGGGAGATTGACCCGAAGACCTACACGGTTGCTCCTATCATGAGCAATGGTGAAAGAGGCCCGGTGATGACGTTGCGAGAATTGTTCGCCCAGTTCCAAGAGGAGGCGAGCTGATGCATTCTAGCATAATCGTTACCAAGCCTGCTCCCGACAAAGCGCTGGTGACGCTGTACGAAGCCAAGATAGCGCTTAATATTCCGACGTCTGATACCAGCAGTGATGAAGCGCTTAAGCTCATGATCCTGCGTTCGTCGGATGAAGTCGGTACGTTGTGCAGTCGCGTATTTCCGAAAGAGGCTGTAATCGAGACTTTTCGGGAAATTGTCAATCCGATCACGCGACTGTATCTGTCACGCTGGCCAGTGCAGCCTGACGACATCGAGTCGATTGAAGTAGACGGGGCGCCGGCTGATTTTGACATTGACCCGGAGTCTGGCAAGTTGTCGCTGTACAACGGCACGTTTTGGGCGGAGTCCGTAATTGCTACTTATGCTGGTGGATATGAAATTCCACAGGGCGTGCCGCCGGCACTGAAGAATGCAACGTTGTTGCTCACGCGCGATGCTTACTATTCAAGCCAGCGGGGCGACTCGTCGGTTCGATCGATTACACATAAGGAAAGCCGTATCATGTATTTCGATCCGGCTGCAATGATGAAAGCTACGTCTGGAGGCAGTGCCGGCGCCGGTGGTGGTACAGCAGCGCAGAATGCGGCCAAGAGCCTGTTGCAGCGCTATACGAGGCTGACAGCTTGATATGGCAACCGGCCAGATCGCGAGGATGGTTGCGTCATTAGTGGCGGGCGGCGGCGTTGAAAAGGCTATCTTAAAGAAGCTGGAAAGTTTGGGCGGCGAATTTCTGATGGAGCAGCTGAGCGGCGCCGCGTTTGGTCCATTAGGCGATCTTCAGCACATGATGCCGAAGGCGCTGGCGATGGGCGACTTGATGCCCAAGCCGGTACGGGTGGATACTCGGTTCCTGCGGGGATTGACGAAGGAGTTTACCGGCAAGAAGACCAAAGGCAATTGGCGGGCACGTAGCGCTTGGGGTCGCAGTAATTGGGCGCGAGGACGTGACGATTGGTTAGATAACAAATGGAAGCACGACTGGCGATCGCAGCCGCGTGATGCTCTCGGCAAGTGGGTGCCGGGGCGCTTGACTTATACTGCCGCGCAGCTTCAATATAAGGGCAAGAAGGCGGGGCGCAGGACGAAGCGGCGCCGTAGGTTGCGCAGACAGGCGAGGTTACGTGGACGGAGAGCGGCGAAGATGGCGTTCCGCATGAGAGGAGACGATTAGTGGCTATCAACTTCTCCCAGCAGGTATATCTGCAGACGCAAGATACGTACAGCAGGCCGGTTACTGTCACGCCGCTGACCAGCCAGCCGAATGGGCAACCGTACGTGACGCGCGGTATCTTTGAAGTTGAGGCAATGGATGTCGCGGCAATGGATGGGTCGATCATTTCGGAGACACGGATCATTCTTGACATCAGGGAAGCTGAATTTGCCGTGTTGCCGATGCAGGGTGATCTGATCGATGTGCCGGCAGTCGGTGGCATTCCGGCGGAGGGACAGTTTGAAGTGCTGGATGCAGACCCTAACGGAGGCGGTGAGACGACGCTGACGCTACGTCACATCGTCCCGGCCAAGCCATGACGGCCAGCAGTTATGCCATGATCGTACGCGACGAGATGTTGGCACGTCTCAAGACGATGCCATTCTTTTCTACGTTCAAATTCGGCACCAATAAGGCCGAGCAGATACAGCCGGAACTGATACCGTTCCTCGGTGTCTATTTTATCAGTGAAGACCTGATACCGGAAGGCGATCCGCAGGACGGTGAGCCGCGTTTTCATTCATCAGCGTTGTACGGGTTTTCGGTCGTCGTGCAAAACAATGATGGCGCGGCGGCGGAGTTGAAGCTGGATGAGGCGTGGGTGCTGATCATGAACCGGCTGTTTCGCGATCCGTCGCTGTATCTGAACCCTGCCGCCAAGATACAGGCCTATACGCGTGGTAATCGTACGCACCAGTTCGGTTCTGCCGGCGCTGACAATTCGATCCCGGTGGCGGAGAGCCGCTTTACGTTGATGTGTGATCTTGGTGTGATTGACTTTCCACCGATCATACCTGACGTGCTTGATACGATCCATCTCGATACGCGCTATCCGACTGCTGACACTGATCCGGCTGAAATTCAGCAGATCGGAGCCGAATGGGACATTCCACAGAACAAGGCAGAGGAGAAGAAAGATGAAAGTGTTCCCAAAAAATGATGATGTCCGCAGGGTGTTATATCACCCGGCGGCTGGTCATTTTCGCGCCGAGGGTCCGGCTGACTGGCCGGACGATGCGTTCACTAATCGGCGCATTGCCGATGGTGATATCTACAAGGAAGGCGGCGGCGATCCGCAGATGGCGAAGCATCAGTCGCAGCCGCGCAAGCCCGTCAAGGCTGAGTAAGTTTAACATCAAAGGAGGGCAGCATGCCCATTTCTTTTAATCAGATACCAGCCAATTGGCGCATGCCGCTGTATTGGGTGGAGCTTGATCCGAGCAAGGCAGGGCTTGGGCTGACACCCGGTCGTTCTCTGCTCGTCGGCATTATGAGTGCGACAGGGACGGCGACTCCGGACGTGCCGATTGCCTGTGCTTCGCAGGCGGCAGCTGACTCGTTGTTCGGTCAGGGTTCACATCTGGCCTGCATGTTCAGGGCCTTCTTTGCCAACAATTGGGCGAATGAAGTGTGGGGTCTGCCAGTAGCTGATCCAACCGGCGCACCTGCTGTCGGAACAATTACGGTCAATACTCCACCTACTGCGGCAGGGACGCTTGACCTGTACATTGCTGGGCGCAACGTGCCCGTCTATGTATCGGCAACGGACACGGTTGATATTGTGGCGGCAGCGATTGAAGCTGCCATCACCGCTGACAAGAACCTGCCGGTTACTGCTGCCGCTGCCGCCGGCGTCGTTACTGTGACATCCAAGTTCAAGGGTACACAAGGCAACGATGTCAGGATCAGTGACAGCTACTACGGCACGATTGGCGGTGAGTTGGTGCCGGCTGGTCTGACGGTGACCTATGTACAACCGGCTGGTGGCACGGGTGAGCCGGTCTTTACCAATGCCATCAGTGCACTGGGCGAAGCTGAAATCGACTACGTTGCCATGCCGTTTACGGACTCGACGTCAATGCTGGCGTGGGAGACGGAGTTCGGATTTTCGGATACCGGTCGCTGGGGTTTTATCCGACAGCATTATGGCCATCTGTTCAATGCCAAGCGCGACACCTACATGAATTTGCTCTTGTTTGGTGAAACGCGTAACAGTGCGCAGATGTCGGTGCTGGGGATCGAACCGGGTAGTCCGACGCCGGCCTACGAATGGGCGGCGGCGTATACGGCCAAGGCCGCTCGAGCGCTGATCAACGATCCGGCGCGACCGTTGCAGACATTGTCGCTCGACACCTGTCTGCCGGCACAGTCACACTTCCGGTTTCTGTTGTCGGAACTGAATGGTCTGTCGTTTGCCGGTATCGCTACCCAGCGTACGCCGGTGACGGTGCCGATGTTGATGCGGGAGAATACGACTTACACCCGTAATCTATACGGAAACAGTGACGACGCCTATGAACTTGTCACTACGCTGGCGACGTTGGCCAAGTTGCTGCGCAATCAGCGACAGGCAATCACCAGCAAATATCCGCGCCACAAGCTCGCGGATGATGGCACACGCTTTGGGGCAGGACAGGCAATCGTCACACCAAAGATCATCAAGGCGGAACTCGTCGCTCAATACCGGATCGACGAGTTCAATGGGCTGGTTGAGAATGGCAAACAGTTCAAGGCGCATCTGATCGTTGAGCGCGATCCCAATGACCCAAATCGCGTGAACGTGCTATACCCGCCCGATCTGGTCAATCAGTTGCGCGTATTTGCCGTGTTGGCCCAGTTCCGTCTGCAGTACGATCGTGGACTTGACACGGTTATTGCAGCGTAACCACTCCATCTTGTGAAAGGACAAGACGATGGCTCAGAGAATAGCAGGCATTGCCTACCTCAAGGTGGACGGCAATCAGTATCCGCTGCGAGGTAACTTTACGATCACGCCGTCCGTGATCGAGCGCGCTGGCCTCGCCGGCCAAGACTACATTCACGGCTACAGTGAGTTGCCGCGCGTGCCTTCGATTGAAGGCGACGTGTCAACGGTGCCGGGTCTGTCGATCGAGGACTTCGAGGCTCAGGTCAACGTGACCGTGACTGCGGAGTTAGCCAATAATGCGACGTATGTGCTGCGCGAGGGCTGGTGTGTTTCGGCCCTTGCTATCAATGCCCGTGATGGTCTGGTTCGGATCAAATGGGAAGGGATCAGCTGCGACGAAATTCAATAACGGAGGGTAGCAAAACAAGATGGCTGATGAAACAGAAGCCAAAACTGTTGAAGAGCCGAAAAAAGTCAACGGAGCAGAAGTCTCCACCGATCTGGTAATACCGTTGCGCAAGGCAGTGATTGCGCATGGAGAAGAAGTCAAGGAATTACGCTTCCGCGAGCCGACTGCCGGCGACATTGAAATGTGCGGCACACCTGTCATGATTGATTTTATGACGGGTGAGCACCCAAAGATGACGTTTGAGACGAAAGCAATGTTTGCTATGATGTCTCGGCTCGCGGGAGTCCCGCCTTCTACAATCAAAGCAATGCACACGAAGGACTGGGGCTATGCTGCTCTTGCTCTGGCACACCGTTTTTTTATTCCAGAGATGTAGAGGG